AACGGTTTTCCATACCCCAACTAATTTTAGTTTTCATATTATTTAACTTCACAAGCTCCACCAGCACAAGCTAGTTCACCCGATAGGTCTGTATTATCTGTTAACTCAACAATTTTTGATAAATCAATATTAGATAAAGACTTCATTAACTCCCAATAAGTCTCTTCATCACAATCTTCAAATGGTGCTTGTTGGTATGTCCCTCCATTATAAGGTAATACTGACAACCCATTATAGTGTTCACGGTTTTCCCACATCCACTCACCAGCAAGTTCCCAATCTTCTTCTTTTAATGAGACTGTTGCTGATACGTTATGTGTGTTTTGCCCTGTTCTGTGTCCAGGTTTAATCCACTCTTGAGCCACTTTCTTAATTCTTTCCAGTAAATCAAAAGGTGATTCATGTCTAAGAATAGAACCTTCAGGTGCTTTTTGTGGTACAGAAATTACTGCTGTATCATGTGGTCTAAATACCTCATCCTCCACTAACTCAGGGTGATTAATGGCTAAATAAGTGTATATAGCTTCATTTTTACCAACTCTAACTCTTCTAACATAGTAATCGTTATGCCATGCGTGAATACCTGAAGAAGTACCTAATGTTAATGAAGTTGTTCCAGCTGGTTTAACTGTTGTACATCTAGCTGATTCATTTATACCTAATATCTTAGATACTCTTGAGTTTTCTTCTTTAACCATTTTAGCCGCTTCAGACATATCATAACCTAAAACAGTACCAGAACCAATACCTGTCATTGATACCCCTATTAAAGCGTCTTTTTCTGTTGTTCTTTTCCAAATATCCCTTAGATAATGGAAATCAGTATAAGATGCTTGTAGTGTCCCAATAAATGATGCCGCTTTTACCCTATTATTAAAGTCTTCTTGTGACTCAATATCAGAAGCGTTAACCTCACATAGGTTACAGAATTGGAAAGGTCTAAGAGCAATCTCACAACAAGGATTAGTACCCCAATCTTTATCGTAAGAGAAATAAATACCTGGTTCTCCAGCTCCCGATAACTCAACTCTTTTCCATAAATCCAAAAAGAATTCTTTTGTGATTCTATTTCTTAGTAATACTGCTGAATTATTAGCTCTACCTCTTTGTGGGTTAAGCTCCCACCATGGACCTGACTTACAAGAAATCATTTCATTGTCATCAGCTGAAAATAAAGATATTAAAGCTGCTCTTCTAATACCACCAGCCAATACTGCGTCAGCGATATGACAAACAATATCGTGTACCTCTAGTGTAGTTAGTCTTTGTCTATTTTCTTTAGCGTCTAAAACTTTTGTAATGTTGTGTATACAATCTTTTAGTGGTTGGGGTCCTGGTGCCTTACCACCTGATGTTACTAACAAAGCTCCCTTTTGTCTAATATCTGAATAATCAAATACTGGTGTAGATGAATTTACACCGAAATAAGATTTCATTAAAACTTTGATTGCGTCTGCCCAACCTTCGATTGAATCACTAATTAAATATCTTCTATTTCTGTCTGGGTTTGGTTTTTGTATTTCAGGTAGTTTTTCTACGTGATGTTTTTGGACTGAGTAACCTACTCCAGTACCCCCCAACAATAAAAACATTGTTTCTGAAAATGAATCTATATGGTCAATAGGTAGAAAGGCACAGTTATAAACTCTGTTTGGTGATATTTCTATTGGTCTTCCCCCAAACTGTAAAGACCTCATTGATGGTAGTATTTTTTTATCGTACACCATTTTATACACCTCTTCAATATCTTCTTTTAATTTAGGATATTTCTTTTGGTGCATTTCTTTGTTTCTTGTAACCAACTCTTCCCACGTCTCTCTTCTTTCTTCGATTGGTAGAAATTTTGCGTACTTCATGTAGACAGTAATGTCTGATAGAATCTGATTTGATAATTCCATTTTTTTCTAATTTTTTAATTAATAGTTATTGATTTTCTTTTGTTTCGGTATCCCTTTGTACTTTTCTTAGTTTTGCCATTTTTAACCGTTCTTTTGCGTTTTCTTCTTTTCTTACCTCAACCTTTTTCTCGTAACCTAAAAAAGTATCTGAAGTTTCTGTGTCGATATAAACTTTACCGTTGTCAAACGTACAATCCTCAAAAAGAACTCCATCTTTCCCGAATCTAGATTTTAAAACCGCTATTGTCGCTCTATTACCTTCTTTTTGTGATAGACTTCTAGCTATAGACATAATAAAATGTCCGATTTGGGCTTTTTTGATTGACCCACCCATTTGGTCACCTGTAACAACATCTGCAGATACTGAACTTCTATTACCTTGTACTGCGGTCCATCCCACAATATCATACTCGGCTAACATAGATTCGAACCCTCTCATTACATTACCTTCACCTGACCACTCATCATTATATCTTCTTGTTGATTCAACACAGTCAATATAATCTAAAACAATCATGTCAGGTTTAAACCCTGTTGAGATTAAGTGTCTAACATATGTCTTAATGTGATTAACTGTAATCCCTTCAGATGGGAACTTTCTAATTATTAAATCGTTTTCTCTACCACCTGTTTTTTCTGTAATAACATTTATTATAGCTTCTTTATCATCGGATAATTGATTTAACTCAATACCACTCCAACAAGAAGCGTGTTTTCTTTTTATTACATCGGGTTGGTCTTCAAAAACAATCTGTAAAACATTTGCCCCCACGTTATAGGCCGTGTTTGCCATTTTAGTTAGTATAGTTGTTTTACCAACCCCATAAGGAGCTAACACAACACCTAACTCACCTCTCGCTAGACCACCATCGGTTAAATTGTCTATACCACTTATTCCCGTAGGAACTGGATGTCTAAAATCTTCCTCTAAAACTGTATCCCATCCTTCAGTAATAGAAGTTCCGTCATCTTTTTCAGCTCCAACGGATAGAGCTTCTTTCATTATTTCAGCACATTCTTCATATCTACCAAACTCACCGTTATCGATTATTTTTGATATCTTATCATTAGCTTTCTTTAGCTCTTGTTGTCTACAAAAATTTAAAGATTCCCTTTGAACGTACTCCCAGTCCTCAACACCTAAGTTTCTAATTTCTTTTGTGATTTCAAAAACATAATCTTGTGTGATTTTATCTTTTATTTCAACTTTTAAAATTGTCTCTAAAGTATCCCAAGCTGGTACTTTTTCAAATCTTTCAAAATAGTCTTTTAGTGTTGCTATTATTAATCTAAAATATTCATTATCAAAATACTTAGAATGTACAATATCTATAATCCTATCTGAAAATTTCTTATTAGCTGGATGTAGGATTTGATTTATTAATTCTGTTTGAAACTTATAACCTAAATACCCTAATGTTAACTCTTTACTCATTTACCTACGTTTAATAATAAATAACTATTTACAATGATATTCCGCAGTATTCCACACTAAAATTTTCCGAAGAAAATGTCTCTTGTATTTCTTTAATTAAGACGGGGATTATCTTTCTAACATCCACAGAGTATCTAACTCTTTGTGGATAAATATTACCAGTAAACCTTCTTTTACCAATAAGTTTTTCATCCGTTTTAATTTCAAAATCAAACACATCTTCATTCATAAAAATATCTTCTGAGATAATGTCTTCTTGTAATTGTTTTCTGTATGGGTTGTAACTTTTGTATAGATATTCGTAAGTCTTTTTCTTTAAGTCTTTTTGTATTAACCTAACACATTCGTCTAAACAATCTTTAGACTCTAAAGACCTTAAAGATTTTGATTTAAAATTTCTAACTGTAAAATATCTTTGACAGATAATATTACCATTAATGTACAACACAAATTCAAATTTTTTCATTTTTTCTTTTTTTAAAGTTTATTTTTTCTTTTTTAATTAATTTTACAAATGGTTCCATAAAATTTAAGTAACCATTTTCACCACCTGGTAAAGAGTAAATAACACCATCTTCTATCATCATTTTTAAGACGTTTTTTTGTTCTCTACCTTTGGGGTCTAAGGGTAATTGTATTAAATTATTAACACATTCTGTAGCCTCTTCAGTCAATAAAGGTTCATTTAAATTGATTATTTTCCTATTTATCTCGTAAAGTGGTCCTCTATGTGTACCCTTTGTTTTTCCCTCTATTATATTTTGAATGGCTTTGAGGGGTGTCTTTCTTTCTTCTTGTATTTTTTTACTAGATTCAATTATTTCTTCTAGTGTGACTTCTCTTTCCTTTATTTGAGGGAAATGTTTTAGGAGTGTGTTTTCTGTAACTCCATCAACACCTTTAATATTATCACTACTACAACCTTCAATTATTTTAACTAATCCAGCGTTTTTATAGTGGTGTTCAAAGAACCATTGATAGTTCCCTATACCTACTTCCATCTTTTTATCAGCTAAAAAAATTGTTACATCTTCATTTATCATTTGACATAAGTCACGGTCATTAGTGTAAATCATGACTTCTTCATTCTTTTTCTTGTTTAAACAATAAAAGGCCATTAAATCATCTGATTCCACATCAGAGTGTTCATACTGTCTAATTGATAAATCTTCAGCGTATTGTTTTACTCTTAATTTTTGTAATTCGTATTCTTTATCAAAAAATCTTGGTCTGTTACCTTTATACTCAGGATAATAATCTAAACGCAAAGTACCTCCACGTTCACCATCCCAAGTGATTACAGTTTTATCAATTTTATGTTCTACGATTATTTTACGTAATGTACTATAGAAAGCGAAAATGCCACCTATGTGCTTGTCTTTATGGTAAACGTTCTTAGCTCCGTTATAAGAACGTTTCATAAGAACGTTACCATCGACAATAAGAGTTTTTGTTTTTTTAGGTTTTCTCCTAGGTGTTTTGAGTCCCATGCTGGCTAAAATTAAATGGTCCAACAATCTGTTCTCTTGCAATATCTTCTTCGTTTTGAATTAACACACCTAATTCAATTAATAAATTTTTAGCTTCTTCTGTTATTGGGTTTCCATCAACAAAATCTTCTACTGGTTTTTGAATTATATAAAAAGCTACTAATTGTACTTTATCGTCATCAATTAGAGCCTCTTTATTTAACTCTACTAATCTATTATAATCTATTCTCATTGTGTGTGTTAAGCTAATCCTTGAATATTGTCTTTTACTACTTCGGTTTCAAATGACGTATCACTTTCATCCAATTCTTCCAAACCACTTTTGATAAACATATCCATCCAATAATCGGCGTACTTCTCTTTATAAGTTGTTTCCGCTGATTTGTCGTCTGCAATGAAATCATGTGGTGTGACAATTACTTTACCATCTTGGTACCCAATACCATTGACGTGGTTTTTTAAGATTGAAATCTTTGACCTTGTAGCGTAATTGATTTTTCTTCCACCTTTAACTGCATTTAGTTTATTTGTCCCTGAGTTCTTTTGGTTACCGAACAAGAATATAAGTGTACTATTTAAGAAAATAGCTTCTCCACCTTTCATCTTGATTTTAGGTTGTCCAAAAGGGTTGTCAGGTAACTCAACCCATGGTTGATTAACAAACACAATTGTATTGGTGTATGGTGATGTTTCTTTTCTAGAACCAGTAATCCTACCATTTAGACCCATACCAATTTTATCAGCTAGTACTGATGCGTTATGCATCTTACCACCTTTTCCATCGTATGTCATCTTACAAGGAATAGACCCAACAGAATCCCATAAGAAACAGATGTCCTTTTGAATTTCTTTTTCTTGTGCATCTAATACCTCATTAACGTAGTCTGTTATTTGTTCTATATAATCGAAATCATCTTTAAACAAAAAGAAACCTTTCCAATCACCTGGTGAAACTTCGTCACATTCAAAGCCCATTAACTTAGCGTGAGAGAAACTCCATTTCTTTTCTGTTATAATAAAGATAGGTAGTATGTCATTTTTTTGACACCACATAGCCGCTTTAATTAGAGCGGTTGTTTTACCCGTATCTGAATGTCCTAAATAAACATTCAAGTGACCTATGGCTGGGCCAGGTACTCCAGTTGCTTTTTGGAATACCTCACCTAAGTCAATAAATCGGTCTTTTTTGTATTTAGTCTTACTACTGAATTTATCAGATAAGGCTTCAATATCAAAAGTTTTCTTTTTAATTGCTGCTTTCTTGGCCATGTTTTAGTTTTTAGAATGGTTGTTCATCATCATCGTTAGATGATTCTACTTCTGATTTTTTAGTTTCTACTTTTTTTGGTTCTGATTTAAATGAAGATTCAGATTCAGAATCGTCACCTTTAGCGATAAACTTTGATAGGTTTTTATCCCATTGTGGGGTTTCACCATCAGCGATTAGTTGTACATAATCTAAAGGTTGTGCTTTGTAAACCTCTTTCCAAGACATAGTATCACCCATCCACTCTTTTGCTTGTGGTGATTTAGGGTCTGTTAAAATATCAACATCTTCTGTTAAGATAGATGTAATCTTAGCGTAACCTTTGTTATCACGTCCAACCATTAAAGTAATATCTCTACCTTCTCTTGGGTCCGTAATATCACCTCTTTTTGTGAATAAAGGAATCATCTTATCTAGAGCCCCTTCACCTTTGTAGTTGTGTGGGAATCTCCAAAATTTAACTCCATCACTTTCTTTGTCTCTACTAATTAGTCTAGCTAAATAAAACTTTCTAGCTGAGTACTGAGTAGCCAACTCTTTGTCTGTTTTGTTCCCTGTTTCTTTCCATGATTTGAATAGTTCGTCTGAAACTTCACATAGTGGGCAATGTTCTCCATCGTTATGTTTTCTACAATAGATTTTTCTCCACTTACCACCGACTTTTACTGAGTGCCAGTGTCCCTCATCAAATGGTGTGTCACCTTCTTTT